GTTCATATCGTTACCCCTTACTCTCGCTTGCTGCGCGCTATACCCGCCTCAAACTCATCCTTCGAGATCGGTCTTGCCCGTACCTCGTAGTATCTATCGCCGAGGCGCACGCATTTTTTTGAACCTGTTGGCGTGCCGTGCATCATGAACTCAACGAAGGCAATCATCATGTCTGCCTCGGCACCTCGTTTCTCCAGCGCAACGCTCTGGTCTTTGCCGTGTCGATAGAGGAACACTGCCCCGGTGAGCGGAGATACGCCGAGTTTGATTTTCGATAGATCGGTCATACCGTCACCTCGTCGTCTTGCTTGGTGGTCATGTGCTGGTCGGGATCGCGGAGTTTTCTCAAGTTATGGCGCCAGTAATAAAATTCCTCTCCCGTGCACCATCTAACTCCCCACAGCCACGTGGGCGGATAACGTTTGCCAGTGTGTATTTCTGTAGCCGCACTCCATACCGGGCCGTCAACAACCTCGCCCGGCAGCCCGTTGCGGCAACTGCTGCTGCCATCAAAATCTTTGCCAACCACAAGGTCGCCTGGCTTTAGGTCGCTCATGGTGTTCTCCTCACGCATACGAATACCCGGCGCTCTTGGCCGGTTCTTCGGGAAGTTCCCCGACGAAGTTATCGAATCGGCAGAACTGGCCCTGAAATGTCAGGCATACCGTGCCGGTACGCCCCTTTCGCTGCTTGCGAATGATAGCCTCGCCGATCCCCTGCATGTGCGAGTCCGGCGTATAGACCTCATCGCGGTAGAGAAAAATAATCACGTCCGCGTCCTGCTCGATGGAGCCGGAGTCGCGAAGGTCGGAAAGCATGGGGCGTTTGTTGTTGCGCTTCTCGCATTCGCGGTTCAGCTGCGACAGGGCGATGACCGGGACGTTGAGTTCCTTGGCGATAGCCTTGAGGCCCTGGCTTATGCTCGAAATCTGGTTCGTGCGATTCTCGCCGTCGCCGCGCATCAGCTGCAGGTAGTCCACGACTATCAAATCCAGCCCGTGCTCGCGCATCGCTCGCCGGGACCTGGCCCTGACCTGCGCCACACTGAGGGCCGGCGTGTCGTCAATCACGATGTTCGCGCCGTTGAGCTTGCCGACTGCGGCGGTCAGGCGTTCCCACTCGTCGCCTAGCAGCTTGCCCGACAGGTGGTGGCCGTAGTCGATGCGACCGATGGAGCACTGCAGTCTGTCCACCAGCTGCACGTCCGACATCTCCAGCGAGAAGACCTTGACAGTCTTTCCGCGCATCAGTGCCGCGTGCTCGGCGATGTTCATGGCGAAGGTCGTTTTGCCCATCGAAGGGCGGCCGGCGACGATGACCAGATCCGAGGGATGCAGCCCGTGAAGCATCTCGTCCAGGTCGTTAAAACCCGTGGGCATCCCGGTAAGGCCCTCGCTGTTGAACCGCTCCTCCAGCGCGTCTACAGAATCGCGCAGGATTTGCCCCAGCGTCCGGCCCTTGTCCTCGACCCCGCCGATGCCGCTGACGATCTGCCCGGCCCGGTCGATCTTCTCGGCCAGCGGGACGTCTTCCCACACCAGCTCGGAAATTTGCATGCTGGCCGCGGCCAAGCGGCGCTCCTGCGCTTTGGTCTTGACCGTGCGGGCGTAGGCGTTGACGTGCGCGGCGCTCGGGATATTGCGCGGCAAGGCGCCGACGTAGGCCGCACCGTCCGCCGCTTCGAGCTCGCCACTGTCGCGTAGGCGGTCAATGACCATCAGCGCGTCGGTCGGGTTCTGCGAGGCCGCCAGTTGCGCGATGGCCGCGAAGATGACCCGGTGCGCCCGGTTATAGAAATCCTCCTCGCTGACAATCTCGCTCACCGTGTCCCAGGCGGAAGGGCTGAGCATCAGACCGCCGAGAACGGCCTGCTCGGCCTCCAGCGAGTGAGGTGGGGTTTTAATTATTTCTGCTGGCTCCACGTTCAATCACCTTGTCGAAGTTTCTGCGCTCCAGCAGCCAGCCGAGATCGGCCCGCCAGCCACTACCGTTTTCGCCCATCCAGTGGGGGTTGGTTCGCACCGTGGAGAAGAACCAGTCCCAGAACTGCATGTCCTGGTGGCGTTCGTCTTCTCGCCATCGGGTTTGCAGTACCTTCTCGCGCTTCGATCCCTTCCAGCGTGAGACGATCACGGTTTGCAGTTCGGGAAGCTTCTCGTGGTAGAGCTTGATGATTTCTTCATGCGGACAGGGAGAAACCGAAGGTTTCGACATATCTACTCCCTGTTCCCTGTTCCCTGTTCCCTGTTCCCTTCCGTGGGTGAGTTCTCCGTGATCATTCACTGATAATTCAGTGCCATCATCTAAGGGTTTGATTTTGCTTGGGCTTGGTCTGTTGATTTTCTGGTGACGCATGAATCCGCAGATTTGCCCATATTGCTTTCCGTTGGCGCCCTCGAATAGGCGCACATAATCTATGTTTGAAAGCTCAGTGAGCATTCCATGAATGCTTACCGACGGCTCTCTTAGTGGAAATATCGCGGCCTTGATGAGGGCCGGGTTAGCTCTGAAATAACCCTCGTCGTCTGCGTGGTTCAGAAGACCAATAGCGAGGATCAGCGTGGGCTCGCTAACTTCCGCCAAATCCTCGTCTTGCCATAGCTCAGGCTTTACGGTTCGAATTCTCACGCCTATCTGTCCTTCTTCGAGCTATTACAAGAAACGCACGCGACGACGAGGTTTGATTCGTCGTATATCTCCCCTCCTTTCGAGACGGGACGAACATGATCAATGGTCGGGTTCTCAGAGCAGTCCGTCCCGCAGTACGCGCACACCATCCCGTCTCGGCTAAATATCCTTTTTCTGGTCCTTCTCCATTTCGATGTTGATAGGTCCGGCCTCAAAATGCTTTTCGTTGTGGAGAATATTTTCCAGCCGATGATGCGAGCAGCGTCACCGTCAACCTTCAAATATCCTGCCGAGGTCAACTCGGACGCCAGTTCGCTCACGTCTAGGTTTTTCTCGAAGGGGAAGGCGTGAGCGTGAATCTGCATAGGTATCCACCGCATCCGTCCCTCTGAATCCGCCAAATGAAGCAGCGCAATTGCCAGCAGCCGGGCGTGCGGGGAACACATGGCGAGCTCTTCGTTGTGGAAGAACTCGGGCTTGACTGTACGAATTCGAGCCATCAGCCCCTGGCCTTGCGCAGCAGTTCGGCGTCCATCCGCTCCACGTCTTCCGGCGCCCTCATATCCTTGAGGCGGCTCATCTCATTCAGCCAGTGCCGGCGATCTTCCGGCGTCTCGGCGGTGCACATCTGCATGTAGGCGTGGTCGATGGCATCCTCGAGTTGTTCGGCGGTCATTGGTTGACTCCTCAACCGTCGCGCTTTGGCAGCACGCCGTGCTTGTGCAGGATTTGGAACTCGCGCTCTACCTCGTCCAGGCGCTCGCGCAGTTCGCGGTTTTCCTTCTCCAGGGCCGTCTCGCGGCGCCGCAGTTCGTAGCCGCGCTGGTAGGCGGCCCACTGGGTGGGGATCATGTTTCCGCAGACGAGTTCGAGCAGGTGTTCTTTGTCGTCGTCTAGGTGGCGTTTGTTGGCGTCGCTGGCGTCCGCTTTGAGTATCCGGCTGAACTGGGCTTCGTCTATGCCGAGATAGGCGGCGACTTCTCCCGCGCTGAATTGGCTCTCCCGAACGCACATCCGGTACGCCTCGCGCCGTGACGTGATCCGCCTGATCACCTCCTCCGGCACCAGCTTCGGCGGCCCGGCGTGCTGCGGAAGCAGCGTCAGGGCCCGCTGTACTCCCTGCTCGTCAAGGTCAGTCAATTCGCTATCAGCAGAATTCATGGTGATTGCCTCACCTTGTCCGTTGGTTTTGGGCTAAAAAAAATGGACGCAGAGCCGGCAGGGCGCCGGGTGCGTCCGATAACGCAAGGAGCATGGGGGGCTGGCAAATTGAGGTGGTGGCACACATCAGGCGAATATGTCCGGACGCCAATGCTTGCGTGGGATAGCAAGGCCGATGGCCTCTGCAGAACGCTCGATCCGCGTGGCCATGTCGGCGCTGATTTTCTTGTGGCCGAGGAAGACGAGGTAGAGGTAGTTCGGGGTCGTCTGAGCGCCCTTCGCCAGTTCCTCGCGCTGCTCGTCCGTCAGGCCCTTCCAGAGTTGCTTCGTATCCATGCAGAGAAATTTACCACATGAGTAACAAAAAGCAAGCCCCTTTTAGCGCATGGCTCAAGCTGGCTTTACCGGAACAGGTAGGATCGCTGGGTATGAAAGACATCATCGAAATCCGCAAGGACAACCTGCGGGAGCTGCTGGAGAGATACGACGGGCGAGCGGTCGCCCTGGCAGAGGCCATCGGAAAAAGCCAAAGCCTGGTCAACCAGTGGCTATCAACGAAGACGAATAAGCCGATGTCTAACGAGACGGCCAGGTATATCGAAGAAGTCCTGGAGCTGCCTTATGGCTGGATGGACAATCTCCACCGCGACAGTTCGCTGCCGGAAATCCTGCGGGATATTATTATCTGCACTGAACAGGCCGTCGCCCAGGAGGGCCTGGGCCGTCTATCCCCGGCCAAAAAAGCCGATTTAATCCTGGCATTTGCTGAGTTTTTCACCCCGAGCCACCCACCCACAGTGTCGGCCATGCGCCGCATTATTCGCGCCAAGCTGTAATTGGCCCCGCGGGGCCCGATGCGCCCACAGCGCGCCTGACGCACCCAAAAGACCCAAGATCATAGCCAGCAGCATGGCGCAGCAGCGCCGTCGTGGGGGCCTCTGCCGAAGCCCTTCCTGCACTATCTGTGCCACTTTTTCCTGAATTTCCGCCTCCGTCATCCCCTTCCTCCTTTGTCTGTGGTGTCGCCCGCGCGGCGTTTTGTGACGCCGTTTTACCCTAGCGAAAAAAATTTACCGTTTCACTTGCTTTCTTTTACTGTGCTGGTAAACTTATCCGTACTGACGCATTACGCGAAAGAGGGCCGGACCATGAACGGCATCGACATCTACTACCAGACCCAGCGCGGCCGGATGGTCAAGCGGCTGCGGAGCATGCGACACGGCGGCGCCCAGGAGCTGCAGCGCCTGGCCCAGGCCGGACTCGAGGCCGAGGCCCGGGACCACCGCGGCGAGGTGGTGGGCGGCGTGTGGCGCTCTCAGGGGCGCACAGTCTGGGCGGCGGACCTGACGGCCTAGGAGGCGATGTGAGCAAATTCGACCAAACCCTGATGCTGCCCCAGACGCTGGATGATTACGTCGCCATGCGCGGGCGCGTCCTGGATACCTACAAGTCCGCGCTGGCGACCCTGCAGCTTGCGGATCGGGAACTGGAGAAGTTCCTGTCCTTCGGGCTCAGCTGGAATTCGACGCCACGGGACAGTCTCACTGATGTGACGCACGACATCGACCGGCGCCTGTGGCGCAAGGCGTTCGACCTGACCGGCTTCGGTCAACTGATGGACGCCAAGGCCCGCGAGGATTTCGAGCGCAGCCTGAATGACAAGCCGCCCGAGTTCACGGTGGAGAACGTGCGCTCCATCTTTCTCAGCACCGCACAGGATGCCGAGGAAATGTTCAACCGTGGTCTGGTCAACGTGTTCCGTCGCCTGTCCAGCGATCACCGGACGAACACCAACAATGCCTTCAAGGTGAACGAGAAGGCCGTTCTCGGGTTCATGGTTACCCAGCGTTGGGGTGGCGGGCTGGAGGTGCGTTATGGCCGTGCGCGCGATGAGATTAATGACATCGACCGCGTATTCAAGACGCTGGACAACAAAAAGCACCAGCCGCGCGGGCTTGAAATGGCGCTCAACGGCGCCCTGCATGAAGGGCGCGTGTACGAGGACGAGTATTACCAGATCAAGGGCTTCAAGAACACCAATCTTCACATTAAGTTCAAGCGCGGCGACCTGCTCGACAAGGCGAATCGGATTATCCACGAGTATTACCACGGCTCGGCGCTGGCAAAGAACAGAAGCCAGAGCTCGGCATAAGGAGACCACCATGATCATCGAAGTACCGGACGATACCCCCATCATCGAAATAGCCCGCTTCGGCATCCGCATCGGCTGCGAGACGAAGTTCGAGAAGGCCGGGAATCTCAAGATGCAGCCCAATGCCGAGCTCACCGCCGAGCGCGAGCGTATCCGGGCCGAGCGCCAGCGGCGCCACCTGGATCTGGTCGGTAAGCCGCAGGTGTCGGCATGAAGCCCGCGCCCCGCGACTGGCAGAGCCGCGACCAACTGATGGCCGAGCTCCGCCAGGGAGTCCCCGGCAGTAGCCGCGACTGGCCGCACCGGGCGCATGCCATGACCGAGCAGGCGTCGCGCCGGTTGCAGCTGCCGCCGCCGTGCCGCCATTCCCAGCGGCTCTACGCCCTGGGATGGATTCTGGTGTTTGGCCAACTGGCCCTGTGGATCGGTCAGTAGACATGAGCCTCCCCACGCCAGTTCCAGGCCCGCGCGAGGTTCGCCAGCCAGAGGGCAAATGGCCGAGCGAATACCGGCCGCCGGTCGAGACCGTTTGCCCGGACTGCCGCGCCAAGCACACCTATTTCTCGTGCCCTTACTGTCGGCATGAGGAGCGCCAGGAAGATTTCGTATAACGCACACCCAGCACAGCAGAGGAACAGTTCAATGACAAATACAGCATCAGACCAAGGCGCAGGCCAGGAGCTTGCGACGCGCGGTTCTGGCGAGGTGGTCCAAATACAGGACCAATCGGGCACCAGCCCGCCGGCACTCCTGGCGATGGCGGTCCAGCAAGGCGCGGACATCGACAAGCTGCAAAAGTTGATGGACCTGCAGGAACGGTGGGAGAAGAACGAGGCCCGCAAGGCCTACGTGACCGCCATGAGCGAGTTCAAGGCGAATCCACCGGAGATTTTCAAAAACAAGCATGTGCGGTTCCAGTCCCAAAAGGGACTGACCGAGTACGACCATGCCACGCTGGACCATATCGCCTCTGCCGTGGGTCAGGCCATGTCCCCCTACGGGCTCAGCTTCCGGTGGGACATCGAGCAGACGGACGGCGGCCAGATTCGGGTGACCTGCATCATCACCCATGCCCAGGGCCACAGCGAATCCGTACCGATGAAGGCCAGCGCCGACCAGTCTGGCAGCAAGAACAGCATTCAGGCGATGGGGTCGACCGTCACCTACCTGCAGCGCTACACCCTGCTCGCCGCGACGGGACTGGCCGCGAAGGGCCAGGACGATGACGGCGCCGCGTCCGGGACTCGCCAGGGCGATGACGTGCCGCGCGTGAGCGAGGAGCAGGTGGCCAACCTGGAGGCCCTGATCACCGAAATCGGGGTCAACCGTCAAGCCTTTCTCCGGTCCATCGGCGCCAAGAGCCTGGACCGTATTCGGGCCGATCAGTACGACAACGCCGTGAAGATGCTCGAAGCGAAGCGCGGCGGTGCCCTGGAGGTTTACCCCGCCGAGAAATTCAAGGCAAACCTGCCCAGGTGGCGCGAGGCCATCAAGTCCGGCAAGAAGACGCCGGATGACGTCATCAACACCGTCGAGAGCGCGTACACGCTGACCGACGAGCAGAAGGCGAAGATTCGGGGAGAGTCCAAATGAAGACCATCAGTGTACAGCAGGGAACACAGGCGTGGCTTGACCTGCGCGCCAAGCATTTCACCGCCTCCGAGGCCCCGGCCATGATGGGCGCGAGCAAGTACAAGAGCCGCGACCAGCTGCTCCACGAGAAGGCGACTGGCGACGTGGCCGAAGTGACGCCGGAGAAGCAGACCCTGTTCGACCGCGGGCATGCGGCCGAGGCCGCGGCCCGGCCCATCGCCGAAGGCATTGTCGGCGATGACCTGCTCCCGGCCACCGTGGTCGATGATGACGGCTGGCTCCTGGCCTCCCTGGACGGCATGGCGCTGATCGAGGACGCGCTGTTCGAGCACAAGCTGTTCAACGAGAAGCTGGCCCAGGCCGTGAAACACGGCGAACTGCCGCCCGAGTATTACTGGCAGCTGGAGCACCAGATGCTGGTAACCGGCGTCGAGCGGGTTCTGTTTATGGTCTCCGACGGCACCGAGGATAACTGCGCGTGGATGTGGTACGAGCCGGTCGCGGGACGCGCCGAGCAGTTGATCGCCGGCTGGACGCAGTTTCAGGCGGACCTCGACAACTATCAGCCCGTCGAGCGCACGCCCGAGGCCGTTGGCGAAGTGGTCACCGACTTGCCCGCCGTACGCGTCGAGGTCTCCGGGGCCATCGACATCAAGTCCAATCTCGACGTGTTCGGCGACGCGCTGCGGGAATTTATCACGCACCAGCTTATCAGCAACCCGCAGACCGACCAAGACTTCGCCGATCTGGACCTGCAAATCAAGGCGCTCAAGAAGGCCGAGTCGGCCCTGGACGCGGCCGAGGAACACATGCTAGCCCAGGTGACGACGGTCGATGAGATCAAGCGGACCAAGGACGCGCTGCGCGAGTTGGCCCGCAGTAACCGGCTCCAGTCCGAAAAGCTTTTCAAGGCCGAGAAGGATCGGCGGCGCGCTGAGATATGGCAGGGCGGCAAGGATGCCTTGGCCGCGCACATCGAGGCCATCAACGCCGACCTGGAGCGCGTGCGGATGCCGCAGGTGATGGCCGACTTCTCCGGGGCCATGAAGGGCAAGAAGACATTGGACTCGCTCAAGTCAGCCGTCAATGACGAACTCGCCCGGGCCAAGATCGAGGCCAATCGGATCGCCGATGGCATCCGCGCCAATCTCAAGATCCTGGACAAGCTGGCGCCCGAGCACGGGTTTCTGTTCTCGGACCTGCAGTCCATCGTCGCCAAACCGCATGATGACTTCGAGACGCTGGTCAAGGTTCGCCTCCAGGAGCACCAGGACGCCGAGCAGAAGCGCATCGAGGCCGAGCGCGAGCGGATCCGGCGCGAGGAAGCCGAGCGGCTGGAGCGCGAGCAGCGCGAGCGAGAGGCCGCAGAACTTGCGGCCGTCGACGAGCAAGACAGGCTGGAACAGCAGCGCCAGGCCGAGGCTAACAAGCAGGTCCAGGACGAGGTATCCGAGGCTGATGCGGAAGACAAGCCGCAGAAAGCGCCAAGCCCCATGCCTAGCGAGCCGAAATGCCCGTTCAACGTCGAAGCCGGCGCCAACAGGGTCAGAATCATCGACCGAGGGGACGGCTCTGGATACTACCTGACGCTCAATCAGGCCGCGCAGTTACGCAACGCCCTGGACGCCGCCATCCGCAAGGCGGTCGACGCGGCCTGAGTGGAGCATACGATGCCGACCAAGCAAACCCTGCCGCCGCGCCAGTGCGACTACGAGCCATGCGGTGCCACGTTCACGCCCCGGCGTCGGTGGCAGCGGTTTTGCTGCGATGAGCACAAGAAGTTGTATCACAAACAGGCCCAGGAACGGCTCGAATCGCTCACGAGGCGCTATGTCGCTGCGGTGGACGCATTTGAACGGGCGCCCACGGATGAGGCCGCTATCGAACTTGCCCAGGCTAAGCGGGCCCTGTGGGGAGAGACGAGATGAAATTCCGGGTTTCGCAATGGCTCGACACAAACAATCTCGACGTGAAGGAAAGTCCTATCGTGTATGGAATCCAGGTCAACAGAGGCGACGGTAGCGGCTGGTTGCACGTTGCCGAAAACGGCGAACAGCTGTTCTTCCAGACTCCGGAAGCCGCAGTCGAAAAGGTTGACGAGCTGGAGGCTCGATATGAGGCACGGGCCAATGATTGAAGACCAAGACTTCTTCGACTACGAGGATGGGTCGTGCGAGATATGCGGCCAGCCTATCGACATCTGCGAGTGCGATGACGATTTGGACTGCCAGATGACACCGGATGGCGGTTGCCTGAAAGCCGGCAGCGAGGAATGCGACGAGTGTCCGTATAACCCGATGAATGAGGTGGAGTGATGAACAAGGCTGATTTAATTGAATTCCTAGAACCATTTTCGGACGACATAGAAATCGAAGTCTCTATTGTCGGTGGTGATGGGAGGCTCGATGAATTTGAGTTCACCCCGGAATATAAATCGCATGGGTTTGGCGTCGATCCGGACTCAGCAACCATACTATTCAAGGTCATTGATTAGTGTGTTGATGGGTGCGCTTTCGGTGTCCCTGCGAGTGAAGGGGTAGCCCGGCGGCCGCGCGTGACAGGGTGTCCCGAGACTGGAGGCACGGGAATAGCGAGCAGGGGTCCGGCAAAGCGGACCGGCCCGAGAGCGCACCACATGAACATACTGGAGTAAGACATGAGTGGAGAGAAGAATGATACAGATGAGCGCGGCGCCATGTTGGCGCGCTGCCCGTTTGCAAACTGCGAAAGCAAGCCTGCGGTCATGGAGCATGATAGCTGGGGCCATCCACATAAGCGATTATATGAGGTTCATTGTTGCTTTTGCGGAACAACGACGCGGTTATTCGATACCAGCGAGCAGGCGATAGCATTCTGGAACTATCGCGATAACAGCCCGACAGACCAACACTAGAATTTCGCGAACACACCAGGAGATAGATGATGCACTATAAAGAAAATGAGGATTTTGCGCGTGAGATGCTAGAGACAGACCCACTGGACCGAGCAATCGAATGGATTAAAAACAACCTAGAGCCGGAAGACGTATTCAGCGACGAACAGTTGCTCGACTGGGCTTATGGATATGGAATGAAGAGGACTGACGATGGCCAATGATCTAAACCGCTGCGAATTCATCGGACGCCTTGGCGCTGACCCGGAAGTCAGGTACACACCCAACGGTAGTGCAGTGACGAATATCCGAATCGCTGTCGGCGAACAGTGGAAGGACAAGCAGACCGGCGAGAAGCAGGAGCGGACCGAATGGGCCCGGATCGTGTTCTTCGGCAGACTAGCCGAAGTGGCTGGCGAATACCTCAAGAAGGGCTCGCAGGTCTACGTCGCGGGGAGAATGAAAACGAGGAAGTGGCAGGACAGCAACGGCGTGGATCGTTACACCACGGAGATTGTGGCCAGCGAGATGCAGATGTTGGATAGCCGGGGAAGTTCGGACAAGCCGGCGGCCGAGAGTTCGAGTGCGCCGGCCAGCGGGAACGATGGGTTTGACGACGATATACCGTTTTAGGAGGAACCATGCTTGATACGCACCTCAATTCTCCCGGCACGATACTAATGCACAACGGCCATATCTATGTGGGTGATGGGTTCGACGCCGATGACTGCATGTGTCGGGAGGTAGCCATACATGCGCTGATATGGGCAATCGGCGAGTTGCAGCGGGAGCTCGTTGAGGAAATACGCACAGCGGGAGGTAGCGGGAACGTGAGCATCGACTTGCCTCCAGGCGTGGAAGACGAACTGAGGCATTGGTAGTGCTGATGGCTATAGGTCATCGAAAAGAGGAGTGGCATATCTGCTGGATGTTTCGGAAAAATGGAGCCACCTGCTATGGGGACGGCACGTTCACTGTTCGTCCTCGCATGACTAGTTCTGGTGTCGCCCCACTCCGAGAATATCTGGCAAAGCAGAGCGGATGTGAGCCGAAGTCCGTGAATATCACATCGATGACGAGGCTGGCCAGATGGAGAGGATGGAAACTATGAGTGTGATACCTGACGACATCTGCGCCGACTGCTACCACCCGAAAGCCGATGCGACCACCTGCACGCGCCGGGACTGTCGCGAGATTGGCGTGCAGTGTCCCGGCTGCGGGGCCTTTATCAGCATCGACAACGCCGGTGGATATCAGACCTACTGCGAGACGTGCGTCGATGCCATGCCGCCGCTGCCGAAAGACGGGCGCGCTTATCTGATCATCGGCCACTATCCGGACTTCAAGTGGGTCACGGATGATGAAGGAACGCGGGCAGTGAAGCATCACGACACGAGCGAGTTTTAGGAATGAATGCGCGAATCTTAAAAAAGCTGTCAAAGCGCTCCGCCCCATGGCTGCCGCTGTTCGGTGACCACCGCAAGCAGTTCAATACCGAGGAGCACGGTGACATGCCTTGGCAACTTATGCGCTGCGACCAAAAGCATCTGTTCCGAATAAATGGCAAATTCTTGGGGCACGGATACTTTAACTCATTCAAGGGTACCATCGCCGTCGGAGAAATGTCCGGATACTACGAGCCGGAATGGTACGATGAGCCCGCTTATAGTGCCCTCCGTGACTATTTGGTGTTGCACTTCACCAACTGGGAGAAGCATGCCAACAACGAAGACATCGAGCCTACCGTGTCGCGCCGTCTTCATACGCCGACTGACATTTTTCGGGCTGCTTCTGATGCACTTGATGAGCTTCTTGCGGAGGACAAGCCATGACCGACACTGTTGGGCGCGGAGGTAAAAAACATGGACAAACGACAAGCCGGACACAATAGACCCGTGTTCGTCTATTACATCGTAGCGAGTGACACCGTCGATGAGTTAGTGATGGATCGCCACACCACGAAGCGCAGCGTGCAGGACATATTTTTGGACGCCATGAAACGAGAGATTGTGGCGTAAGAGCTGTCGCTATTGTGACAGGCAAGCCGTATCGCGAGGTATATGATGCGATTAATCAAATTGCCAGACAGGAAAAACTTCCAAAAAGCAAAAGGTCATCATCAACAAATGGAATTTATTGGCTGGACGTGGGTTGCCACTATGCAAATCGGGAGTGGATGCAAGGTGCACATGAAGGCCGACGAGCTGCCAGAAGGTGAGGTCTTAGTAAGGCTAAGTCGGCATTATTCAGCGATGGTGAATGGCGTGATTTACGACACATATGATCCATCAAGAGAGGGAACTCGATGCGTATACGGATACTGGCACAATGGCTAATTGCTGCAACAAACCCCGCACCGTCGATCTAATGTACGGTCGCGGCTAATTGAGACAAAACGAGAGGACGGGAAGATGGATGTAAAGGCAGGGGATACGATTGTTGTGTGGTTTTCTTGCGGTGCGGC